CGCTGGCCTTCTCTTCAGGGCTCGCTCCCTTGTTCTGGCTCGCTACCTCGGGCGTCTGCGCTGCGCTCGGCGTGGAGCTCGGCGCCACGGTGTCGATATTGGAGTTATAAGAGCAAGTGATTTTCCAGAAGTGCGGGTCTTCCATCTGGCTTGCAGTCCTACCGACACAGAAGGCTTTATCATATTTTGGATGCACTGAGAACATGGCGGGCAGGTTCTCACCGAAGAGGTTGGGCACATCGTCTGCCACATCGTTCGTCTGCACGATGAACGACCGCACTAGCGAGACTTGGCGTTTGCTGTCATCGCTGCCGGTGCGGCCTTCAAAAGTTTCGTAGGTGTTCACGACTGCCATGAGGGCTCCTTAGTTAATTGCTGCGATAACCATGTTGCCTTGATTTAGTCCGTTGCCAGCGATGATCTTGAAAGTTGCAGCGTTTTCTTTATTCTGTGCTGCGTCCTGTTGCGCAAGCCTTACTAGTTTATCTCCCCAGGTCTCACCCGTGCCAGCGTTCTGAATCTTGAGGACTTGCGAGAATGCTGCCGAACTACCCTTCATGAGTGCTGCGGGGTTCCTTATGTCATCCACTGCTCCTGCCGCTTTTTCAAGATCCTCTCTTAAAAAGCGAGCACCCTTGCCGAGTTGCTCGGGGGTGAGGTTCGCCATGTTTGCCTTAAGATCAGCGATTCCTTGCATATATTTTTCGAGTGGGGTTATTTCGTTGACGATGTTCTCAAGCCATGCGGGTCGGGCAACCTTGATCTCGATATCTTTTTTCGGCTTAAAAGAATCGAATATGAGCCCTAACGACTTCATCCCTTTTTCGTATTTAGACATACTGTCGGTGCCGTCTTCGAGCCTCTTGTTGAGAGCTTTCAATCCTTCTTCTCGAAGCTTTGCCACCTTCTCTTTAAACGCATCCGCACTAAGCTTTCCGTCCTCCATCTCACCTTTAAAGATCGTCATCGATGCCATCGTGCCTTGCTGAAGCTGATTCAAGAAGGCGCTAAAGGGTGTCTCTGAGCCCGAGATTTTACCAAAGAAATTGGTGATAGACTTATCCATCGAACCGAGTGCGAAGTCGTTGGCTTTTGTACCGAGACCCCCAGCGCTTACTTGTAGTTGGCCAACGAATTTTTCTACAAATCTGTTGCCTGCGTTATTCCCACTCGCTCCAATGTCGGCACCAATCTTGTCGAACATCGCCGCCATCTTAACTCGGAAAGCCGCCATATCAGCTTCATCCGAGGAACCACCCTCCAAAAATTTAGTAATTGCGCCTGCACCACCAGCGATCAAACCGCCGCCTAACATTGAGGGAAACACACCTGGCCCAGTCACTGCCGTGCCAGCGCCCGCAACAAGTGCCCCGCCTACAAAACCAGTCCCGAAAGCGCCTGCGATATCCAGAGCCTTGTTGACCCCGCCAATCTTATTGATAAGCCCTTCGATCATGACGGACGAGAAGTCGAACAACTGTTTCATGGCGTTCGTTGTCTGCTGCGCAAACCCAATCACCACCGCCCTGACGCTTTCAATGCCGCCGAGTGCCATGTCCGCTCCACCCATCTGAGTGAAGAAACTCACCAAACCTTTAAACGCATCGAATAACACATCACGCACCACCGCAAGAACCATCCCAATATTTTTGAGCGCTGGTTCTAGACTGCTAAAGTTTGCTCTGAGGTTCTGCATGAAGCTGGTCATGCCTTGCGAAAAACCTTTGAGATCCAGCGCCTCCACAATCTCGGCCCCGAATTCGGTAAAGAATCCCTCGACCTCGCCCGCGAGCCGGGCGTAAATACCTTTGAGGGTTCCCGCCTGTGCTTGTGCTTGTTGAATCACTTTTGCGTTGTTACTCATCCCTGCAAGCGCATTAATCGCTTGAGCCGTATCGACGAGCCCTAGAGCCATCATCTCGGTTGCTCTCGCTGTAGTGATCGCCACACCGCCCACCATTGTCAACCTCTGCGCCAGCGCCTCGTAAACCGGCAGGCCCATCGCTGCGAGCGCTGCGAAATCATCCTTGGAGGCGACCCCGGTGCGGGTCATGTTCTGAGCGACTTCCCCTAATTTATTAAACACATCCGTAGCACCCGAACCAGCGATGAGGCTAGTGCGCCCGAAGCTTTCAATCATGCGTGCCGCGTCTGCGCCCGAGACCCCGAGGCCGAGGAACCCGGTAGCTAGCTTGCCGACCGCATCCTGTGCGATGCGCCCTTGATTTGCGATCTCGCCCATCACGCCACCCAAGCGCTCTGCGTTGGCTTCGCCTGCGAGCCCTTTGATGCGGGTCAGGATTTCTTCGGTGTTCGCAAAGGCCATCACCGCACGGTCATAGATTTTGTACACACCATAGGAGGCGAGCGCACCCCCGATCGCGGTGACCGGGTTCATGATGAGGTTGGTGACGCTTTTGAAAATAGAAGAGGCAGCGGACTTGATTTTGGTTTCGACATGGGTGAGGAACGATGCGAGCTTCGACTTGGCTTGAGATTCCTTGGCGGCATCGCCACCACCCACTGGAGCTTGCCCGCCCTGCGTGAGAAGTTTTAAAGCATCCTTGCCCGATACGGCGCCCGAGGCGATTCGCTTCATCACTTCCGCGGTGCTGACCGCTTTACCTTCGACCTTGGAAAGTTCCTTGGCCATTGCATCGAACGCTCGCACGCCCATGCTTTCCAGCGCTTGAATGTCTTTAAGGAGAACCTTATCCGACTCGCCGATCTTTCCGAGGATGCCAGCGAAAGCCTTCGACGCTTCGCCTGCGTTCTTGGCAAACTTGCCTATACCTTTACCGAACTTGTCTAGGGTTGAAGTGATCGTGTCCGCATCGAGGCCGAGCTTCTTGAGCGAGACCGCAAAGGCAAGCGCATCGTCTGCTCCCAACTTAGAAGTCTTGGCGAACTTATGAAGGGCGTCGCCCATCACCCCGGCGACATCATCATCGAAGTGCTTGGAAGCCTCGGAGGTCACTGCCTCGAGGCTTCCCATGTCATCCTTGACTTTATCTAAATTCGTGATGAAGTCAGTGATCGACAAGCCCATCGAAACATTTAATGATCCGATAGTTTTTGCCACGATCGACTCCTTAGGTTTTCTTAGTGCCCATCGCTGTCGCCCACGCCTTGAGCCCTGCGAAGTTATCAGGCTTCTTGTTTTCCCCGTACCAGTCCGGGATAAAATCTTTGACTTCCAGGACTTTCGACTCTGCACCTCGCCACACATTCGCTGTCGTGCTGCACACCTGCGCTGCATGAATGTCGGCACGGTCTGCGTCAAGTGGCTCGATCGTTGAGAAAGCCATCCACTCCGTGAGCTCGGCGGCATCCATGCCATCTAAAAGCTCACCGACTGTTTTCTTGAGATGCCCAGCGAGACGGAATAGAAACCGCCTCCCCGGACGATCAATTAGTTTTTTCTTGCGTCTTCAACTGCTCCGCCACTCATGCCGTTATGCTTGGCACACGCATCAAAGAGAATACCAACTAAGGGCGCAGGCATCTCGCCCACAGCCTCAACCTCGGCATCGGTGAATATCCGCTTGCCTTGATCATCTGCGATAGACCTTACCACCAGCTTGGCTCGGATGTTGGACAAGTTGCCCGACTTCGAGCCCGCAGAGATTTCACTTTCAAGTTGATCACGCTCGCGGGAGCTAATCACTCGCAAGAATACTTTGCCACCGAGCTCGGGGATCTCGATCTCCCCGAGCTTATATGCGCTGCCTGCACTTAATAACTTTTGCTTGTCTAAAATGTGAAACTCCTTAATCAAAAGTCGAAGGTGATTTTGCCTACTGGTTTAACGCCCACGGTAGCTTTAACCGTGTTATCGCCCGTTGCGATGCCATCGACCTGACATTTGGTCACGATGCCTTGAAAGCTCACAGAGCCGCCAATGCCTGCATCTCCGAGGGAGATGGAGCAAGCTTGCTCTGCGGATGCGCTAGCGAGGTCAAGCATCGCAGCGACTGCACCAATGCCAGCGCCAACACCCACGATTACCGTGGCACTCATTTCGCCACCATCGACCATGCCCGCTGCGTACTCTTTCGCATTGTCCTCACTGCCAAGGTTGGTGATATCAACTGTTCCACGGGTTGCGCTCGGTGGTGTGATGTCGGTCAATCCGCCGAGCGTGGTGCCACCGATGGTGATGGACGACCCTTGTGTTGTGACTGCTGCCATAATTAAGACTCCCTATAGATGATGGAAAAATCCAAAGACGAATGATAAAACACGGTGTCCGAGCCTTCAAAAAACTCGGGCTGATCCTGTTCGTCACTCACACTAACGCCGAGAACGACCACCCCCGAAGAGGTGCCGCGAAAGTTGTCCATCACGACTCGCATTTGATTCATGATGGTTTCAACTTCCGATTGTGTTGTTGCGATTACATCGCACTGCATTCGCACTTCAGGCACCTTGGTGTTGCCGCTGTCGAGCGTGGCCGACCTTATGGTGCTGATGCGATGGTAAACAATGTAAGGAAGAACGGGCTTTTGTGGCGCACGACCGGGATAAATGCGGGTGCCCACGTAACCAGACATCGTAGCATCGTCGATTAGTCGGGCGCGAAGGGCTTTGCTAGCACTCATGATGCGCCCTCGTTGATGGTGTCGTTTAGGATCTTACCCATCACATCGATCGCCTTAGTCTTGTTGTTGTCCCATGCCCTGCGAAGAAAAGGAAACGGTGCTGAGCCTGGGTGAATCGCACCTTGAGCTTTTGCCTTTGCACCCTTACGCTTTAATAAGATTTCATTCGTCAGGTCGTTCTTGCCGGTTGGGTGCGCTGCGGTGCCGTACTCAACAAAGTGAGCGTACTTGGTCGGGATGCGCTCGACGCCACCAATGATGCGCCCTGCTCTGCGCTCTGCCCCGATAACCGAGTAGCCGAACTGGGCACCCTTACGCAGTACCACTTTTTCTTTTGATCCGATGGAGTCATGAAGGATGGAGTACTTGCGACGCACGCTGCTCTTCGCATCGGTCACGATAAGGGCACCCGCT